GACTATACTGTAATCCAAAGTTGCGCCCTGTTCCTAAAGTTAAAAATCCATCATCTTCTGATACTTTATCTAAGTATTTTTGGAATAAATTGACAGTCCAAGATTTTATTTTTGCTCTAAATGCTGCTCCAGTTCCAGGATGAACTGCTGTTATTTCTGTTGAATTTTGTGCATATCCAGAACCACCATCTATGACTTTAACTTCAACAATTTGATTGTTAGAAACAATTGGAGTTAAAACTGCCCCAGAACCATTTCCTAAAACTGTTAAATCTGGTGATGATGTGTAATTTTTTCCTACATTATTAACAAGTACTTGAACTATTTGTCCATTTGAAATAATTGGTTGGAATTCTGCGCTAGATCCACTTAAAATCGATATTGTTGGTTGTCTATCTAAACCAAAAATATCTTCAACTCCATAAGAAGAACCGCCAGAAGTTAAGTGAACAGATTGAATTGAACCTCTAAAAATAGGTTGAATTTCGGCTTTATACTCAGAAGAAATTCCAACATTTCCAATCAATTCTACAGATATCTCTGGATAATTGAAAGTATGAATATCGGAATTTTTTGAAGTTATGTTTATAAATTGGAGTGTTTTATAGTAGAAATCTTTAGTGTCGTCAGTATTTCCAATTTGAGAAAGTCTAAAATTGCTATCATCAATTTTAGTTACATAATAATTTGTATTATTAGTAAGACCACCGATAACGGTTCCTGTAGTCGAATATTTTACTATTTCTCCAGACGCAAAATTATGATTTACAATGTAAATTGAATCGGTAGATGTATTAATACCAGCCGAAGATACTTGGCGCCTCTTATTTTGGTATCCAGTCCCAGAACTTTCTACTATAACTGAAGCAAGTATTGATTTTTTGTTTACAGTTTCGAATGAGTGGTTTCCTACACCATATCCACTTAAAGTTATGGTGTTTATGCCAGATATAGCATCACCAAAAGTTCCGTGTAATTTTATAGATGTTGATGAAGCAACAGAAACATAGTAAGTTGAATTTGTAGTCAATCCACTTATAGATTTTTGACCAAATGTTTTATATATTACTCCTTCAGCATTTCTAAACTTGTGTGCTGTAGTAAATCCAATGGTTGATAGAGTTGCACCAACCGCAACAGCAGCAGACTTTTGTTCAGAGTTAAAAGAGACCTCATGAGCAACAATCTTCATATTAGCCCTTGCTTTTGCTCCAGACCCATTACCTCCTGTAATTTTTACAACAGGTGTATCCAAATAATCAAATCCAGGATCGACAACTCTTATCTCTAGAAGAGAACCAGATACTGAACAATAACCAGTAGCTCCACTACCAACAGAATCAGAAATTATAATTTGTGGTGGATTAATAATATCATAATTAGAACCATTTGATAGGGTTTCAATATCTTCAATTGAACCGTAGAAAATCCTATCTTTACCTTTATAATTTAATATTTCAACACCATTGACTAATATGCCAGTCAATCCAGGAAGAGTTTCTATAGAATTTTCAACAGAAACTGTGGGAGAAATCTCTCTCAGTAATTTTTGAGATTCTAATGTCCTACCATAAAAAACATATGGTTCTATTTTGTTGTTAGTTACAACAGTCTCATTTTCTACATTTACAAAAGTTCCATTTAGAATATCTGATTTACTTTTGGCAAATTTAACAGTATTTGAATCTATTCTCTTAATAAAATAAATTCCTTCACCAAACAAAGAACTCTTAACAATTGTAGATGTTGATGTATTTCCGTCAATGTCTATTGAAGTTTCTGTTGTTTTTTCTGGGCTATAATAAACAGAATCTCCAGTGTAAAATCCATGATCTTCTAAAGCAGTTATTGTAATCGATTCACCTTGATATGTTCCAGAAAAAGTTACCGAACGATTGGAAACATTCAGTTGTTGATTAGTGTAAGTGGGGATAGAAGATGAAGCAACAAGTATTTTTTCGCCATCTCTATAAATGTTTTGTATATTAGATAATAAAATATTAGATTCTGGGAAATTGTATGAATTTACTTTTAAAAGTTTTCTTCTAACTTTAAAAGCATTTCCTCTTAACAATCCTTGCCCTCTTATAACAATGGTTTTCTCTGATAAAACGTCTAGAACTATAGATTGACCGGTAACAGAACCACTTTCAACTATTTCTAAGTTATCTCCTATTTGGAAAGCATGTCTGTTGTTTAAAGTAACACTATATGTTCCATCTGAAGAGTCAACTACTTCGTAAGATAAAACATTATAAGTAGGTGCTGTGTTAAAAACCCAATCATTATCTAGAGCATTTTTTCCTTGATATCCAAATGTTGGAATTGTAGCAGTATCATTTTTACTATAAAAATAATTCTCATCATCAATATTCAAAGAGTTTAATATAGAGTTTATTCTTACTTTAATTTCTGTGCCAAATCCAGTTGTGGCAGCAGCATAAGTGTTTATTCCTACAATGGAATTATTTAAAATATCGGATGTTATATTTGTACATCCTAAAAATTGATTTAAGTTTCTTGATGTATATGAAACAATTCCGGTTGTTCCGTCAAAAAATTGTACGGATACTTCACCTTGAGTTGAAAATCCTACAGTAGAATCAACATCTATTGAAGATGACCCAGATAAAACTTTTCCAATCGTTCTTGTTTTTGAATGAACTGAGAATTTTCCGTAAATGGCGCCATCAAAAGCAGGATCTCTATTATAACCACCATCAATTTTTAACTTATAAAATACCTTTCCGTCATCAGATGTTACAGTTTCAAACTCTGATACTGTTCCATATGCTTTCGTTATGTCTAGATATGGATTTTGGAATAAAGTAAGATTTTGTATATCATTAATTGGACCAGAAATTAGTTCAACAACTAAATCATTGGTTACTTTATATTGAGCATCAGATGGTCTAAAAAGAAAATCTTTTGGTCTTATTATCTTTACGTCTTCCCCATACAAAGATTTGAACAGAATTTCAAAAGATAAATCTGTTCCTTTGCTCTTATAGAAATCTTTTATTTGTTTTAAGAGTAAAGACTCGTTTACTTTTTCAGTAAAACTTCTATTTTCAAATCCAGGTGCTATTTGATATTTGGTTTTAATTAAAAATTCTTTGAGGAACAGATTGCTGAGATTGAAAATTTCTGCGCCTTGTTTATGTGATTCAGCACTTGATTGCTTGAAGATAAGTTCGTCAGAAGTTCTTAATTTATAAGTTGAAGCAATTCCTACGTTTGTATTTTTATACGCAACAATTCCACTAAAACCTCTATAACAATTATTAAATCCACTAGAAGTTTTAGATTCATATAAAATAAGTTCATCATCAATTGAAATTAAACCATATTTTTCAGGAAACCCTTCAGTTCCAGTTTCCGAATCCAGTAGGCTAATATTAATATTTTCTTCTATATCGGTGATATCTGAACCAAGAATAGTTGATGTCTTTAATTCTGTGGTAGAATCAACTCTCACATATTTGTCTATATTTTGTAGCAGATCAATTGGAGCACCTTGAAACTCTTGAGCAAGATAGTATTGTGTTAAGAATTCTCCAACTAAAGGGAAATCTTCTTTAACGTATTGGGGGATTTGATTCTTTACAATATCCTTGATTTGAATTCTTTTTTCTGTCATGTTATTACAGTCTTACTAGGTTCCCGTTGCTATAGCTTGAAGAGACAATATATTTTGATGCCGCTGGATCTAGTCCTGAAGCAATTTCATCAACAACCATTTCAAAAGTACTCTTATTAATATCTAGTTGTAAATAAAGATCCTGTTTTCCGATAACGTCATTTGACTTCGGAACAACTGAAATTTCAATAATTGGTTGCCCATCTTTCAACTTTGCTGATGTAACATTAATTGGATTGATTGTCATAAGACCATTTTTATAGTCAATAGTTCCAACATTTCTTCTTAAAATTGTTGGAGTTCTTGAATTTGCCGATCCGACAGTAAACAAGAATAATGATCCAGTCTCTCTATTTGTATTGGGAACATCTCCTAGGTATACTGTTTGACTAATTCCCGCTATTTGGAATCCTGTAGATTTAATATTATATCCATCCATACTAGAAATATGGAATTCATTTCCAAATCCAATTTGATATTCTGCGAAGGTATTTAAAACTACTCTTAAATCTCTTCTCATTTGTACAGTAGTTATATTTGATGTTATTGATTCATGACTGTTATCTATCAAAGATAAGAATTTACTGTACTTAAATCTAGCTCCGTATCTATTTAATTCAGAAGATTCTGAATATTTTGTGACGTTTGATTGAACTATACTTGAAACATAAGCAGAAGATGGCGCTAAGTTTGTGTTATAATAAACTTTCGAATTTACTTCAACGTAAAGGTATTTTAAATCTAAAATTTCTGGAACTATTCCAGCAACTGCGTATTTTTTTAGTTTTAACTTTATACTTTCTTTTTCTAGATTGGGTAAAAAGTCCCCAAACCTTGGTTTGATGCTAATAAAAACCTTTCCATATTGTGGAGGAATCAATTCCTCTCCACCAAACACCGAAATTGCCTCTGTTTCTGGGTATATTTTTGATGGAATTAGAGTTTCAAAATCATTTGATGTAAGAGCTCTATTTTGAGAAGCATAAATTCTTGGAGCATATTTTTTGATTGAATCTATAGACTCAATATTTTCTCCACCACCAGCGACTAATCCTGTTGTAAGTAGAGAAATTCCAGAAGTCACAACATATTCGATAGAATTTCTTGTATATGTTAATCTTCCCGAAAATGTAAAACTATTGACTCCGTTTGCGCTGTCTCCATTGGAAGTTATATAATCTGCCGTAATAAAATTGCCTTCTTCTAGGTTTTTGCCAAATATTCCATCTCCAAAAATTAATTCATATCTTTCATCTTCAATTTCTTGAAGGAAATAAACATTTGAAGACGAATTGATATCAAATAAACTATCTTGGAAAGAATACTTTACTGAAGTTGTAGAATTTTCGTTAGATTTCACAGAAACCAATATTAATTCAGTATCAATACCGGAGTTTGGTAAAATAAATCTTTGATTTGGGTTTCTGGCAGAATATGTGAAGTTATTGGTCAGCAAAATGCCTCCATATATTCTCAAATTTGTAAAAGTTGCTACTTGATTGAAAACCGGAACTGTTACGTCATCAAGTATTGAGAAAATAAACGATTGACTTCCAAAATTTCCAGAAGTCGTTGCGACAACACCTTTCTTTAGGGTTAAAGATACTGGAGTTGGAGTTACGTTTGATAGATCTACGAAAAAGGAAACCGATGCCGATGCTGCTTTTCTAGAACGAGGAACATATCCTATGTTTCGCGCTAAGGCAACAACATTTTCTCTAATGGTAGCACTATCAATGAACACTTCATTTGCAACCATGTTGGCATTATATGAAGTGATATAGGTATTATATGCCAAAACATCAAGTATCGTTGAAAGATTAGATCCTTCAAAATCATAATCAGTAAAATTCGGATTTGTCTTTAGATAATCCTTAAGTGTTGTTTTAACCTGGTCAAAATCCAGGTTAGAAAAATTTACTAGTGGCATTTTACCTAGATGGTTGCAAAACGAATTGTAACTGTTGTGTGGGAACGTCAATTCCCACTATTCTGTATTGAATTGTCACATCAAAAGAGTTGTTATCATAGTCTGGAGTAACAATAACATCAGTTAAATCAACTCTTGGTTCATAGTTGACAATCGATGATGCTATTTCATCTCTAATATTAGAAGCAGAAATCTCATCAAGGTTCTCAAAGAGAATTTTTGAGACTCTAGAACCAAAATTTGGGTTAAAAAACTTCTCACC